CGGGCTCGTCGTTGTCGAACATGAGGATGACCTCCTCAAACTTCTCAAGCCACTTCATCTGCTTCTGGAAGACGCGTTTGGCTCCTTGCGCTCCGCTAGGTAGACTAACAACAGGCCACTTACCTTCGCCTACTACCTGAGCTACGGTGAGACAATCAATCTCGCCCTCGGTTATGGTCAGGCGCTTGCCCCCGTTAGGCCAAAGGTGCTGACCCCAAAAGTAGGCGGGGCTTCCGATAGAGGTAAATTCCTTGCCCTCGTAGCGAACCTTCTGGCTGACGACGGTGCGCTCGGGGTTGCGGTAGGTGGCTACATGGCACACCTTTCCTCGGTGTTCGCCAATGCGGTAGTCATAGCGTTGGCAGACTTCCTTGTGTATCCCCCGTGTGGGGATGGCCATGAAGTCGCCCTGTATGAACTGGGGTGTTTCTTGTGTCTGTTCAGTGTGTTGCATTTGTGTTGTGTGTTGGTTATCGCGGCTCGGTGTGAACGCGCCGCAGACGAAGCACTTGGAGCTCCCGTCTTCGTTGATGGCTAGACCATCGCTGCTGCCGCAATCTTCGCACGGCAAGTGTGTGTTTATGAAACCCATTCTTCTGGTATTACTCTTTCGCACCATTCAAACCCGTGCTTCTCGCACCAGTCGCTGTAGCTCGTCTTACTTTTCTTGTTGAGCTTATTCTTAGCGTTCTGGAAGCAGAAACGTATGTCAAGGTCTGGATTGCATTCGCGGACTTTCAGGTGCTTTGTTCGGTCCGCTGAGGTGAAGTATCCTTTCACTTCAACAATAACTCCATTAGGGAAAATGAAGTCGGGCGTGTAGTGTCGGACTACCGTATAACTAAACCGCTCTGGTTCGTAGGAGAAGTCAACGCCCCGCTTTTGCAAGCCGAGCGCCAACCTTTCCTCGAAACGAGAGCGGTATCCGTTAGAACGGTGCTGACGGGGCTTGGTCTTCTTCCAAGGCATCACTCAGTGATTCTCCGTTTGAAGTGTAGCCGTCAGCTTCCGCGCTGAACGAAGAGCCTCCTCCTGCGGAGTATTCAACAAGCTCCAACACCTGAGCCTCTTTGAGACGCAGAGTGTAGCCCCAGCCTTGAGAAGAAACATACCAAGGGCTGAAAACAACACTCATACGAATCTTAGAACCAGAACCAATCTTAGGCTTGTTAGTGATGGGCTTAACCTGACTGTCGAACAACGGGATGTTGAACTCAATGGTCTCACCAGAGCGAGTGATTACCTTAGCGCGCTGCTTGGCGAAGATTTCAAAGTCTCCATCTTCGGTGATGCGAACAGGGCTGCTAGAAGCCTTGCGAACTTCTTTACCTTGGCGTGTGCACTCGGCTTCATAAGCGGTCTCTACCATCTTATCAACCTTAGCCTTGAACTCTTCGTATTCCTCCTTGGTAACATGGAGTTTACAGGTGTAGACACCAGCATCATCAAACGCTGTGTCAGGCTCTACCAACTTAGGGTAGACTGAAGTTCCGATAGGGGTGACTAATTTATTAACATCTTTACTCATCTTTATGGTTGTTGTGTATTGTTTAACTGAAGAGATACTGACTATGTTCAACCTCTGTCGGGTCGAAAGTTCCATACTCAGGTAACTCAGGGTATTCCAACTGTGGGTCAGAACGCCGCAAGGTATTGTCGAAATCTCTGAGGACGTCAACACTAAAAATTTCGGATGCTGACTTCCGGATGGCATTTGCGAGGGCTTGAGAGCGTGTTGAGTGGGTCCCAAACGAGTCGTGAATACACGCGAAATCCCATATACCAAGGGCGTTAGCGGAGATTACGCTGCGCGTAAGAATGGACGCATCAAGCGAGTGAACAAAATTAGGAGAAATACCTTGTTTTGCTCTTGCCACACTTAGCTCGTCAGTGCTGTCCCGGAAGTTTACCCACGTTGCTTCACCCGCTATCTTGGTTGAAACCGACTTGGATGTTTGTTTGGTGTAGTGCTGTAGAACAGGGAATCCAGTCGGTGTTGTCCAAGTCACATCTTTACCCGCTTCTGTTAGTGTTTTGGCTACGCCCTGTAGATACTTCATACACTTTGTTGGGCGGTCAAAGACCTCATGGATGGACTGCCAAACCAGTTTAGCCAAGTAGCCCGTCACAGTGTATCGCTCAGACTCACTGAATGGGTTCTCAGCGTGGTCTTTTCGTAGGCGGTCTTGATACCACTCGTCAATGTAGGCGCGACACGAATAGAACGTCCCTCCATACGGGTATACCATGGTGGGGCGCTTGGTTGCTTTGCGGTCAACACCAAACTTCAACCACTTAGCTGCCGTGGCGCTGCCTGACGATGAGTCTGCTGTTAGTTTCTCCACGGCACGCCCAGCAATCACTGAGTAAATGTCTTGGGGGTAGGGAGTTGGCGATGCGTTTGTTGCATAGGCTGTTTCTTCGCAATGCGTAAGGCAAGCTAGTAGCTGCAATCCGTTGTTGGTAGCGTCCTGAGCGCAGGGTAGCTTTGTGTCTACGCGCCCGTTGCGGGTGTATTCAGCCCACTCAAAGCACCACGCTAGGTGCTGCCAAGGTTTGTCTGCGTCTTTCCACGCTAGGTGAGCCTTGGGGTCGTCCGCAATCAACTGAGCCTCGTCTGCGTAGCTCATAGCCCACTCCACGCGCTCGTCTAGTGTTACCTTGTCGTTGCCATAGGTGTTAGCTCCGTGAATGGCAAGCCACCGCGCTTGGTCTTCCGTCTTGACTCTTTCTGGTCGGTAGAACCTCAACAACCCCCTAGATGGGTCTGCGTTCTGTATGTTTAGGAACGATGGGATGTTGTAGACTCGGCCCCGCCAATCCACATTGGACGGGAAGAAAAACCTGTTGCCCTCAAAGCGGTTCGCTAAGTGAAGAACCTTTGCAGTCAACAACCTCCGAGACTTGGTTGACAGGTTTATGTCGTATATTTTAGCTGTCTCTCTGCGCCAGTTTGTATTGGCTTCCTTGTTGGTTTTGAAGTCACTGGGCAGCGGGGGAAACTCTTCGTCCTTTCGGTTGGGTATGTCACCGATTGCCACGTTGTTGTCCCAAGACCACTCAAGAACGTCCTTGACCTTTGAGTTGATTTCCCACGGCGTCTGTTGGATTAGATTGACAGCCTCCATGGGTTCCTCAAGCCCTCCCTCAATCGAGCGCAGGTATTCCATGTTGGATGTCTTGATGAACGGCACATCCGGTAGGCTGTCGCTCTTGGGGTAGCCCCCGCTCCACACGTTAGTCCACGGCTCTGGTAGCTCCACTGTGGGCATCCAGAAGGGCTCTACTAGCTCTCTGTTGTCATTGTAGTTCTCAATCCAGTCGAGTAGCTCTTGGGTGGGCGCCACGAAGCGAGTAGGGCGGCGACCTGCGCGTTCAAGGACGTAGTTGTATTCAATGAGACCCGTGCAGCTTCGGAAGAGTTCTACTGCGGCGAGCCCTGCGTTAGCTTTGTCTCGCGTAGGCCACTTCTTGTATTCAGGCATGAGACCTTTTGATGCCTCGTTTTTCATGGAGGAACGCACATGGCGAACCTTAGCGTTGAGACCCTTGCGACGCTTGGCGCCTAACAGGATGCCAGCGCCCTTCTGCTCATTGTTATTTAGAAGAAAACGACAACGAAGTTCATCCTCCAGCCTAGCGCCTAGAAAGATTGCTACCTGAGACAATGGGCGCTTTTTTGTGATGCTGTCGATTATTGCTTTGGTTGCAATGTAGGCAATTACCTTAGGCTCAAGAGTTTGCAGCTCTGTCTGGTATCTGGCGGGTGTCGCATATTCAGACACAGCAATCAGCCACTCGCCAATCTTTGTAGTGTATTTCGGCAGAGCGGTTCGCATCAGGGCTTGCCCGTATCGCGTCTCAAGCTCCGCAGAGCGTCCCTTAGCACTTTCTACTTTTGCGCGGTAACGACCTACGCCGAGCGTAACCATGGATTTGTTTAGCTCCTCTTGCGTGACTTGTGGCATAAAAGGGCTACTACTCTATTTGCAGCTCTAAGTCAAGCGCTGATTGGCAAATGTTCCCGAAGTCTATTTCGGTAACATCAAAATGACCGCCCGTAGGCGGACGCAATCACCATGATAGTCGTAGGCGGTCGCAATCAGCATGATAGTGGGAGGGGTCGGCGGTTGTGTGTGGTGGTGTGTGTGTGTGTTCCGGGTGCCGGCTGATGCGGGTAAAAAGAAGGGGAACCCAGCGGCTTGTGCTGAGTTCCCCGTGATTAGGGCTTGGTCATGTGGTATAGCTTAACTAATGTAGCTATGAAGAAGCCCCAAGTTACAAAGGGTAGACAGGCTAGTAGTGTAAACCAGATGTCATGTAACTTCTCTTTGGTCTTGTTGGTCAATGTTGTGTGTAGTTTACGTTGGAGACCTTGGTGTCCCAACAAGCCCTACAGCTTTTACATTGGTTGTCCTGATGTGGCGCAGGACAGTTCGCATTCTTTGTGGTGTGCTTCGTCGCCCCTACCGATGATGTGGTTATATTTGGGCTAGGTATGGCGGGACGACGAAGCGATTGGCCGATTAGGTTGGCCGAAAGCCTGATGATTAGATTGGAGGCTACCTCGTTGCTCTTACACCACTCTTTAACAATACTAACTTCTCGGGTGGGTATCCAGAACTTGATGTGTGGAAGGTCAAGCGCAATGTTGTTGATGGCTGATAGATGCTGGGCGTCTTGGATGTCGCCGCTGTCGTGCCACCTGAAGTAGCCACTTTTTTCTTTGCGGTTGATGAGCTCGGTGATGAGAACTTGCCAGCGCTTTGGGTTAGCTTTGAGAGCGGCTATGCGTTTGTGCAATGCGGACTGCACGTTGTTAAACATATAGCGGTTCTTGAGAGCATAGCAGTCAGAGCATACTGAGTTCTTGATGTTACGCAGGATGGCTCCGCGCTTACACTCTGTGGCTGGTAGGCTGTAACCATGGCAAGGCATCTTGGATGGTTTAGATAGACTACCTATTTCATCTTCGATTTGTTTTAGGGTCATTGTCATCATCGAACAAATACTTATTACTTAAACAAACTAACAAATTGTCACACGCAGAGTATAACTCTTTGCTTGCGTCTTTTATTGAGTCAGCTTGTTCTTTTACTTTGATTGCTTGGCGTGCTATGGTTTTTAGTTCTTGTGTTGTCATAGAATGAATGCTCCCCATTGTTCTGCCATGGCTTTTGCTATGCCTTTATAGGTCATGCTTCTTACTCTTGTTCGTTCTTCTTTGGGGAGGTCTAAGGTTTTTCTGTGCCACATTGGGTCTCTTTTGCCGTTTTTGTATATATACCATTCAGGCTCTACGATTTTTGTGGGTTTTAGTTTTGGAAGGTTCTTTAGCCAAAAGCCTGTTCTTTTGCTGTGAGGTTCACCGAAATGGTATGGATGCACATATTGGTCAGGTTTTCTAAACTCTGTTGACATGATGCCTGACGGGTTTTCAATGGCGACGTGAGGCGCTGGCGCGTTATACAGCTTAAGGAAGAACTCAATAGCTTCTTTGCGTTGTTGAGGTCGATTAGGAAATCTGTCTCTGTATTCAGGTTTCATCCATCTGTTTCCGGCTACCGTTAGGTAGGTGCAAGGCGGATGAGCTATTATTAGGTGATAGTCTCCTTTGTATGCTTCTTTGACGGCGTCATCTTTGATGTGCCATTCGGGTTTGTTACTAGAGCAGTCTAGTATATCACAACTGTAGGCATTGAATCCCTTTTTTCTGAATGCTTTGCATACTCTTTGCGATTCTTCACACGCTATTAGTATTTTAGGATTCATGGTTTATTTTTCCCATAGGCTTAGGGTTTTGAGGAACGCTTCAGCGCGTTGGGCGGCGGTTGCTGATTCTGGAACGCCAGAAACATTACTAGTAATCAACAGCAGTAGGTGTCGATACTTTGCCCACAAGAGCAGGTTGTGTAAGCAGTAGTTTTCAGCATGGTGCATTGCGTTGAGGTCGCTGAGGTAGTCGGGCGTTTCCTTTAGAATGGGTGATTCATTAGGAGCAAATCCATAAGGAACTAGCTTTCCATCGTAGCCTTTTATTAGTTGGCACTCAGTCCACCCGCACGCCTCTGCGATTGCGATTCGTTGTTGTTCAGGATTCATGGTTGTTTTCTCTCGTTTTCGGTTGGTGGTTCACTTGTCTTGCACGGGTTTAAGTTCCGCAATTCGCTCTCTAACTTGCTCGGCTGAGTATTTCTTACCATCAATCTCTACGACCTTGCCTTCACAAGATTGATTCTGTTTTGAGCCTCGAATAGTGCCACTGCTATTTTCATAGTATGTCTCATTGCCATTGGAATCGTATTCACGCTTCCGCCAATAACGATTGCTATCTTCATAGTATGTCACATTACCTTTGGCATCGTATTCACGCTTTGACCAAAAGCCATCGCTATTTTCATAGTGTGTCTCATTGCCATCGGCATCGTATTTATACTTAGCATACTTAGTCCAATAGCCATTGCTAGTTTCATGGTATGTCTCATTGCCATCGGCATCGTATTCACTCTTACACCAATAGCCATTGCTATACTCAGAGTATGTCCGATTGCCATTGGAATCGTATACTCTAAAAGGATACAATACCTTTCCAAATTGTTTCCTGTATGCTTGTGCTAGTGTCATGTTTTTTTGTGGTTTGTTTGGGGTTCAGGATTCATGCACTTGTTGTGTGAGCATTGCGTGAGTCAGCAGAAGAGCTTGCATCTCTTTGCTGTTTGGCGTTGCGACTTGTTGATACGTAAGCGTGCCTTTGTTTGTTTTGACTAGAACAGTGGTTGGTTCTTTGACAACAACACTGAAGCCGATTTGCTTTGCGGCTGCGCTTACTACGTCGTTGAAGCCTTTGGGTGCTTTACTGAAGTCCCACTTAGAATTAAGGAACTCGCACACTTCACTTACAGTGTATTTCATAGTGATAGTAACGGCTCTAGGGGTGTTTCAAAAGGCTGGGGAAAACTGTAAAACCAGCCTGCCCTAAGTTCTCCTTAGATACCATGCCCCTAGAGCCGAAAGTTATTAGGCGTTCTTATACCACTTGCCGATGATGAAGACGCCGCGCAAGGCTGACCAGAGAGCTTTGGTATACTCTTTTTTGAGTGCTAGCGGACACACTTGAGTGCGGCGCTGGTCAGGGTATGGCTCGTTGGTCTCGGTGTCGATGACTAGCTCACCACGGTGGACGTAGGTGTAAGCGTTGAGTAGGCGCCAAAGCGAGTATATTTCTTCGCCTTCTTCGTTTTGGTAGTGTTCTCGGTGCTCAGGAGCGATGAACATATCACAAACTGCAGCGGTGCGGCTAGTCTGAATGAACTTACCATTTGACGCATGGTGGGCAATGAATGCTAGTCCTTGGTCTTCTCGGATGATAGTGCGCTTGAAGAACCTGATGTCTTCACGCATTTCGTCAACTTTGCTGGTGTATTCGTAGAACAGCTCTGACAGGCGTTCGCAGAGATGTTCGTAACCGAAGCGTGAGTTCCGGGCTTTGATGGAGATGTCGCCACCGAACATGAGGTTAGAACAAACAATGACTTTGTTACCGATAGCAACCTCCATAGGCAAGCGCTTGTCGTGCGAGTTACGTGCGATGATGAAGGTTTCGACGTCGTCTGCTAGTTGATACTCGGGGTTTTTGATGCGAGCAATGAGGAAGAAACGACGAGCAACATGAACTGTTACTTTATTTGTGTTACCAAGCCAACCTTTTGAGTTGATGACTTCTTCTTCGACTTTGTCAACTTTGAAGGCGACGTCGTCAATCTCTAGTCCTTTGTCTTCTGCGAATTTTAGGATAGTTTTGGCGAAGTTGTAGTGTGGCGTGAGGTTGCTGTGGGTGTGATAGTCCCGCTGACCGCCGTCGTGTGGTGACGGTGTGTGGAATCGCTTTAGGGTTTCGATGTTGCGGATTTCTTCTCCAGCACCCATGACTGATACGGTCTTGGGAGTGAAGCTTTGCGGTTGTTCTAGTGTAGTTTCCATGTGTTTATGCTGGGGTGTGTTGTTGTTGTTTGTTTAGTATGACTTCGTGTTGAGTTTCAACCCAAACTCTAGCACCGCAGGATAGCGGCTTGTCTGGTGAATACACAACTTTCGCAACAATAACTCCTTCTTTGTCAAGGATGATAGCTTCGTGTGCGTATTCGTTTGATTTGTAGTTTTTACAGGTGATGACAGGCTCACGCTTGCCCGACTTGTGGTTGCTGCGAATCTTGTGCTGATTGATGTGGATTATCGTTTTCATTTGGCAAGTGTTCTTTGAGTGAGCCCCAAGCTTTCCCTTCGTCTTGTGCGTCTTGTATTCTGCTCCAGTAGTGTGGACGGTTGTGTGGCATCCATCTAGTATTTGGCATCGTTTCAATAGGGTATTGAAGGATGGCTAGTGTTTCTTTGGGTATGCCTAGTCGTTGGAACGCTTGTCCAAAGATACACCCGTTGCACTTTTCCGGTGCGTGTGCTGGTCCTTGGTGATAGTAGCAAGTGTCTAGTGTTTTTGATGTGTTGTAGCGGAAATTAGGCTGTTCATCCATGAGCTTTCTCAGCTCGTTGTCGATTTGTTTGACGGTTAGTTTTTTCATAACAATTACAATAAAATAAAATACTAAGAGTTATTTTGTGATAGTGCCATAGGCGGCGGCAATCATGATAGTGGGGCGTGTGCGGCCTTGAGACGTTGTTTGTTGTGGGTGTGAGGAGTGCGACAGCGTTGTTTTTGCTGGTTCCTTTACCCGTTGTTTGTTGCGGGTGTTGCGGGGTGCGACAGCGCTGCGTTTTCTCGTTCTTTTACTCGTTGTTTGTTCCGGGCTTTGCTTAGTGCGACAGCAGTTATCCTTATGAGCGTAGCGAACACTACACACCACTAAGCAAACTACCAGTGATAGTAACAACATCTACAACAATAAACCAACCTTTGGGTGTTGTTTGTTGACTCCTTGCGGAGCGCTTGCGCGACCACGAGTGCGCCGCTAGGCGCTTCCTTCCGGAGCGCTTGCGCGACCACTTTGCTCACCTTTAGGTGAGACCCCGAGCTCGCGCAGCGAGCGAGGAAAATTTTTTTCACGAAAAAGCCCCTATTGAGAATAGTCTCAATAAGGGCTCCTTGTTGTTCCGGTTATGATAGTTAAACCCCTAGGCGGTGCGGGTAATGGTTGGAGTAGGCTTCAAACCCTCGCAAGGGTTCGAGGTGGGATTCGGGGTCGGGGTCGGAGGCGGCATCGCACCATTTCGGAAGGTGGGATGGCTCGGTTACGGGGTGAAGGCCGTGGCGCCATTCAAGGGCGGCCTCGAGTCGTTCTTGTTCGGTTTCCTCTGGCGCTTGTTGCCATGTGTCGCCAAACTCTTCTAGGGAGTCGAGCGGGACGACATCGGCGCCAGCTTCTTGTGCAATGGTCTGGAATCCCGTCTGTAGGTCGTCAAGGTCAATGGTGTTGGATAGGCTCGCCCATTCTGGCGCGGTGGCTATCCAGTAGTCAACCAGCAGCTCGGCAGAGCCTGTCAGCTTGCGGCACTTGATGGTCAGCTCGGCCTGCTTATAGACTGCTCGCCAAAGTGCCTTGTGTTGTGGCGTGTAGCGTGTGGCTTCAAGAGCCCTAGAAACTAGGGTCTCTTGGAATTGTGTGGCGGGTGAGACTTTCATGCTTCGGGGGCGGCTGGAAGTGGAGTAAAGTAGGACTTGGTGACGCGCTTGCCGTTCATGTCGAATTCCTCGCGTTCCTCTTCGATGAGTCGAAGCTTGGAGCCTACTTTGAGGGCGATTAGGTAGGGATTCGGGTTGGCCTTGTCGTTCCAGACGGTCGCAATGGTCTTGGTGGATTCGCTCCAGCACTTGAACAGGTCGGCGGTGCCTGACTTGGTCTTGATGTTTTGGGCGATTTCGATGACTTCGGTGTTGTGTAGTTTCATAGTTGTATTTTTTGGTTTTGCCTCTCGGCGTTGGAAGTATGGACTAGGTGAAGGGTTGGGTCAATATCTTTTGAATCTTTTTTGCAATAAAAACCTAATAGGGTTATTGCCATTTTGTCGGCCTTTGTGCTTGTTGTTAGATGCTGGCCATGGTAGGCGGGACAACCCTTGTAGGCGGATAGGCACGGGATGATAGTCGTTGCGGTTTTTGCGTGATGCGGAGGGAGCTTGCGACCAGAGCTTCCGCACAAAACCTAACAAGACCAGACATGACCATGGGCGCGGGTCAAGAAGAATAGCGGTCGGGCGTCGAAAAGTTTCTTCTTGATGCGTGACCATGGTCATGTCCTTAGTTCTTGCGGCGCGACTCACGTGTGCGTTGCTTAGCAGCTTGTAGCACACGCCAGCGGAACAACAAGCGACCTATGCGTTCTGCCACGGTTGTGCGTTGTGGTTTGCGTTTACGATTCATACTTGAGCCATGATAGTTCGTTCTCAA